GCGTGTTCTTGTGGCCAATGTGCGGCCGCAGTTCAATATTGATTTCCACGCTTACGCCTCCGCAGTCCAGGTCGGTCCAGTGTTGCCGTCGAACTGAAAGGTAATCTGCCCCTGCTGCATCGTGTTTGTTTGCATCGCGGGATAGACCACGCCCGTAATAATCCCGGTGCCGGCAAGATTGGCAGCCGTGACACCGCCACCACCAGGGGCAAGCGGCCACGTAATCGTGATCGTCTCAGGCGTTGCGCCAAGCGCCGGCAGACCGGTTGCCGATTCGAACGCAACATCAAGCGTCACCTGCCCAAGCTCGCTGACATCGCCAGCCATATATTCACGCTCGCCGCTGGTGCCGAGATACGTGATATCGACAGGCGGCCGAGTCAGCGAAAGATTGGTCGGAATGCCGACAAGCTTTCCGCTCCAACTCGTCGTACCGAAAGTCACCGTCGCACCATGGCCCGTGTCCCGTTTTGCTGTCACTGGCATATCATCTCTCCTATCGGTTAGTCACCATCCGCGTACCAAATCACGTAAGCTGTCCTGGCCCAATACTCGTATTGGTCGCTGCCATCGATTGGCGCATCCGCTCCGCAGTCGCGGTCGGCGTCGCCAATATACACTTCCGTCACCGCCGTCGATCCCATCGTTTTGTTGCCGCCACGCAATGCATCATAGATGGCTTCATCCAGCGTATCCGCTGCCGCTCGGCTTGTCGCTAGCGACATGATTTCATAGCGGGCTTGGCTCAGTCCGAGCGGTCCGCTAATGCCAGTCATCGGTCCGCCGCTCACTTTGCGATACATGACGCATGGCCTAGCGGCGCCTTCCTTGATTCCGTCCGGGTAAATGCGGCACGCCGATCCACTGCCAACCAAGCTGGTGACGGTGGATTGCGTTTTCAAGTATGTCAGTAGGTCGGCGTTCAATGCCATGCGTCTAGCCCCTTGCCGCTATCTTGGCTGCCTTCTTCGCGGCCCTTGCTTCGCTTCGAGCGAACGCTTCCGCAAACTGCTTTAGCTCTTCGATGATCTCGCGTTGAACGCGTTCCTTGTTTCCTTGCCAGACATTAGTGACAAACGGACGTCCTGGAATGTATCGCCCGCGAACGCCTGTCCCGCTTCGAAGGAAATTGATTCGGTAGCGTCGCTGGTAGAAAAACTTTTTGGAAATGTTCTGAAGTTGCGCCCGTGAAAAGTAACTGCCGACAATGTATTTAGGCTCGCCCCAACGATTGCTGCCGCGTTGCTTCCATCGCGTTTGCTGTAGCTTGATGCCTGCCAGACTTTTGGCTACACGCCTGCGGCCACCGCTTCCGGCAAACGTACCGCCCGTCGTGTGATGGAATCCAAACTCGACCAAATGCGAATGCCTACCGACCTTCCGCTTGATCGGACCGGCGACACCAACAATCGTCTCGCCGCCGTTGTATTTCCTCAGCACATTGCTGATGCCCTGCGACAACCGCATTCTAGCGGCACGCTCGCCACGTAGCGGAGTGTATTCAATGCCGCCGACACTTGATCCTTCCCGAGGCGTCTTGGCGGCCGATGCCGCCGCCAGCCGTTCCATCACGCGATTGATGGACGTCGATATCCGGCGGCCGCGCAGCAGGATCGGCAGCTTCGACAATATCGAGTCGGCTTCCGCAAATCCTTGAAATGCTTCCCGCTTGGTGGCTGCCATTACACGACAACCTCCGAGCAATCGAGCACAAGCTTTCGAACGCGGCCGCGATCCATGTCGAGCGGACGGACTGCCCGGACATTCAGGATTGAGCCAGCGAACGTGCCATGCCTCACACGCAATCGCATCGTCGGGCTGATGTCCGGCAAGTATTGTAGCTCGACAACATGCGACGCCAGAGCTTCGATGCCACGCCCGCGAAACGTCTCAGAGCCGACAACCAAGGTAATGTCACACGGCACGTCTTGGTACAAGTCGCGGCCCGTAAAGTCCGGCAGCGGATCGCCAGCGGCTTCGCTTGTTCGCTCGATGTCGATGCGGTCGCGGAATAATCCGGGTCTCATGGATAAGTGCTCCGCATATTGGCGGCAACCAGCCGCTCATAGGTCAGCGGAACTTCGCTCGATATCGTCCCAATCACAATCGGCAATCGTTGCTCGGCCCAATGTCCGGCCAGTAGCAGGATGGCTTGTTTCCACCGCTGCGGCACAGCGGCAGCCGTTGCGTGTCCGGCCTGATACGTCACCGTCACCGCGTTACGCTGCGAGCGGATCGATGGCGTTGTCACGTTGTAGCCATACCACACAACCGGCGACCCGCGACCTTTATCGAGAACATAGTTGGCACTCGCCCATGTTTGCGTCGTGCCCAGGGTGTCAATGTATTGAATCGACACAATGGACGTCACCGGCCTAGCTGGAATGTGAATTCCGCCATCCGATGACGGCCATTGATCAAGCTGGAATTGCCATCGACTGTCGCAACAAATCACGCCGCAATCCGACTCCCATTGTTCCCGTGCGGCGACCAAGTAATTGGCAAGCTCTTGGTCGCTTCCGGTGAACGATGGAGCGTATTGCAAATGCGCCTTCAACTCCGCAACCGTCACGGGCTCAAACGTGGCGGCTACGGTGTTGATTGGCGTGATGGCGTTGCGTTCGACAGCCATGGCTTACTTTCGGAGAATGTCACCGAATCCGCGTTCCGACGCGCTCACCGGAACGTCACCGGCTCGGCTCAGCAACGCGAACGCGGCAAGGTAGGTGCCAGCCGATCCATCGCCAGCGGTGGCGACAAGATCGATGTAACGCTTCCGGCCACGCAGGTCGACCTCGAACACGAAGCACTTGTTGTCGTCCGTGGCGCTCGGCAAAGCGGACGTCGAGCCAGCCACATTGCTGCTCGTGCCGTAAACAAGCCCCGTGATATCGGCCGCCCCGCTCATGCCGCTATCGTCGCTCTCTTGCAGCTTCAAAGCGGTCATAGCGATGTCCGTCGCGCCCAAGTAGGCGAACACGCGAAGGTAGGCGTATCCCTTGGTGTCGACAGCGGTAGTCGTATAGCTGGCATTGTCGACAATCGCCGCCGGCGGCGTGATCGAAACAAACTTGTCATGCTGTGCTGGAATCATTTTGTGTCCCTTTGAATGGTATGCGAAAAAGCGGCTAGCCATTGCTAGCCGCGAGAATGTCAATCACCGTTAGCTGCCCGGAGTGGACAGCATCACGATGGAGCCGGAAACGCTGGCAGTGCCTGCGTCATGCACCTTGACATCGAACCGCTCGGTGCCGAGGACAGCAATTTGCTGCGTCGTAAACGCAACCTCTCGGCTCATGTCCATCGTCACTCCGCGACGGTCGCCGAAGTCGACGCCTTGGCGGATGTTGCCGAAGTACACAAGTCCGTCCGTGCTGGCTTGGTCGCCAACGGTGTTGTTCATGACTTCGGTGAACACCACCGGGTAGCCAAGAAACTGCACCTCGCTCGCACCGGCCGCAAGCTCACGCGTGGTGTTGCCACCAGCGGCAGCCGCAAGGCGAAGCATCGACAACGCCCAGCCAGACCTATGGATGTACCACGACGGCCCGCCATCGCGGAACGCGTACGACGGAAGCTTGGCGATCATGCCTTCGAAGTCTTCCAGGTCAAGCTTGGCGAAACCAAGATTGCCCGCGATGGCAGTGTATTTGCTGCCAGCCGCAAGCGATTCCTTGATGCCGACAATGCCATTGTAGGTCGAAGCGCCGGTTCCATTGAATCCGCACTCGTCTTCCTTGTTGGCGAAAGCCAAAGCGGCTTCCTCCATGATCAGATTGCCGACGCTCAACGCGGCGTCCTCGTCCAAGTCGCGGCTGTAGTAGGTCAGCACGCCGAACTTCTTCGCGACGAGTTGAATCTGATCGACCGTCATGGTCGTCTCAGTGGGAGCCGAGATTTCGCCGATGGCGTAGGCGGTGAGTCCGCCCGTTCGTCGCGGGTAGCTCTTGGTGTCACGGCTCATCGGCACGGGTCGAGCAACACGACGAATCACGCCGTACTCGTTGACCAGCCGGATAAGCGTCGCCTCGAACTCATGAGGCACCAAGAAACCGCCTTCCGGGTCGCTGCCTTCGGTGTTGACGTTCTTGATGTCGAACCCGATGGTGTCAGCGCACCATTGCTGCGAACGCTGATTGCCGCAAATGGCCATGACATAGCGGCCGAACGCGTAGGCTTGCTTTTCCTTGTCGGGTCCAGCAAACGCGGTAATGCGGCCACGGGCAAGCGCCCGAGCAGGCACCTTCACCCGCGAAAAGATGCTGCTCGAATCTTCGACGCCAGCACGCTCGTGATGCACGCCGCCCGGAATGCGACTGGCTGCCATTGCGGCGATCTCGTTTTCGAACGCTTCGGCCTGAGCCAATTGAGCCTTCAAGTTGGCGACTTCTCCGCCTTTGCCATCGACGCCAATCGCGGCATCGACATGGGCTTTCTCGTCGGCCGTGTATTCGCGGCTTTCCTTCTCGCACCGATCCTGCAACGCCGACACTTCGGCCAGCTTCGCCGCGATCGACTCGCGCAGCTTCTTCGATTTCATGCTTTGTCTCCCAGTAAAAAACTGCCAGGGAGCCAACAAAAAAAGGCGTGACTCCTGGCGTATCGCAATGACACGCTTCGAGCCACGCCCGCTAGACAAGCTGCGTGATTCTATCGCCGCCAGCTAACCAGCCGGAAAGCGATGTCCCAACATGGTACCACCTATCACCTACCCGTGGCAAGCTTGTGCCAACGCGATTCTGCGGGCTTGTGCGGCCAATGCGATTCGCGGCGACACGCTGCCAGCCGCTGCCAGCAATTCCCGAGGCGTCTTGGCAAACATGCCATCGCGGACACACGCCTTGACGTTAAGCGGCGATCCAATCGCGTCGGCAAACCCACGGCTAACGGCTTCCTCCGCCGTCATCCAGGTTTCCGCCGCCATCCATTCGCGGATGATTTCCGGCTCCTGCTTCGTGCGTGCGGCGTATTGGCTAACAAGCTGATCGTCGATCTTGCGGAGTAGCTCAGCCCGCTTGTCGTGATCGGCCGCGTTGCCGATCGTCGCTCCCCACGCGTTATGTACCATCACCATCGCGTTCGCCGCAATCTCAATGCGAGAAGCGGCCATCGCCACGAACGACGCGGCCGATGCGGCCAACGCGTCAATCTGCACCGTCACGCCAGGAGCGTAGCTTGCCAGCGCCGAATACATGGCCTGCCCCTCGAACACGCTCCCGCCCGGCGAGTTGATGCGAACGCGAACCGGCTTTCCGCCAGCTTCGCGCAATTGGTCGACCATCCATTTGCCATCGAGCAGCCCGTAGTATCCGGGTCCGATCTCGTCGTAAAGCATGATCTCTTTCATGTCACCCTCCCGCGATGATTGCGGATGCTAGTTGTCTTGAACGCTCCTGCCAACTGACAAGCTCGGCCCGAACGGCTTCCGACAAGCCGCTTTGCTCAACGCGCCCGGCAACATCAAGCAGTCGCCGCTTGGATTCGCTCACCCAATCGGCAGCCAGTGTCATCGTGCCTTCGCAGTCACGCACCGCGTCTTCGGTGCGGGATTGCCAACCCGCGTAAAACTCGTCAAGCCAGCCAACGAAGTTGATTTCCTTAATCGCGGCCGCTTGCACTCTGGCCGCTTCCGTGTTTGCCATCATGCTTATTCTCCGTTCGACAATGCGGCCCAACTTGCTCGCTAGCGCCGGTTGATCGTCGTCGCGTTCGTCTTCCTCTTCTTCCATTTCGTCTTCTTCTTGCTCTACTTCCTCAGTCTGCGGTTGACCGCCCGCAGTGGTCGATGGGTTGTCGTAGCTCTCGCCACCCGGATCAGTGCGGGCGTTCATGTCTTCCAGCTCTCTCACTTCGTTCGCGTTCATCACGCCAATCTGGCGAGCGATTTGATACACCGCGTAACGCTCCTGCGTTGTGCCGCGCAATAGGGCCTGTGTCACAAAGCGGAAGTACCATTGCTCGGAGTTGAATTCAGCCGTCGTCAAAAGCTTGCGGGCGCACTCCTGCTCCCATCGCGTGATCCAACGCATCAGGCAATTGGTCAGATAAGCTTGGTTTTTCATTTCGAGCGAGTTGTAGCTAACGCTTGAATCGTCGCCCAACATGTGCTCGACTTGGAACAGCAGCCCAATGTTCTGCCGACTAAACCGCTGCCCTTCGATGGCTTGCGATTCGACGTTGGTTTGGCTGATGCTTTGGGCTTCGATGCCTTCCCGCAGCAATGCGACACGCTCCGCGTTGTCCGAGCCTGCGTGTTTGGCGTTGAATGCGTCGATGAACTCTTGAGCTTTGCCCTCTTCGCGGAACACGCCCGGCGGAGCCTTGAGCAGGAACTTGACTCGCGCCCCGTTCTTCTCGCTCTTTACTGCTCGCCATTGTTGGGCAACTGCCAGACCTAACGCTTGCTTCGCGGCTT